CCTAAAGCAGCCATAATAAAACGAGTTCACGAAATACCAAGCTATTTTAAAGATGGCATTGAATATTTTGATGACGCTAAATTCTGCCAATGGTATAATCTTGGCGATGCAATTCCTAATAAATTAATCTTACAACCAGCTTCACTTTCACTAAAATAAACAAACCATGAAACAAGAAATTAAAAAATGGATTACATCTTTATTATTAAAATGGGCATTTGATATTTGCCCAGAAGGAAAATTTAAAACTAAATTTGCTTTGTTTATTCAAAGTGATATTATGAACCTTTAAAAACAAATAAACTATGTGTAAAATATTAAATAACATTTATTTCAAAATTTATTATTTTATATGTGTTACATTTTTATACAAAAGAGTAATAGAATTATATAAAGAAAATGATATGGTATTTGGTAAAACTTATTATCAGTTTAAATATTGGGAAGGTATAAAATATAAATACATTGGAAATAATAAACTACTAATAATTAAAAACAAATAAACTATGACACACTATGAAATCTCCGTAGCTAAAAAAGTAGCTAAATTTATCAAGTCAAATAAAAAGATAACTAACAATGACTTGAGAGCTTTAATGATGCAAGAGCACTCTATCCACTTGAGCCAAATCCAAATGCGTAAAATAATAAACTATCTTCGTACAGAGGGGATAGTTAAAAACTTGGCAGCAGATTGGGAAGGATATTGGATAGAAAAAGACCAGCTCAAAGTAATGAAGTATATTAAATCTTTAGAATTAAGAGCCAAGTCAATAATGCAAGTAGCAACTAAAATGAGAAAAGCATTGTGAAATATAAACTCTTAAAGGATATAAAAAGCAATAGAATGGTAGATAAAAAGGTATTTAAGGTATATGGTGCTAAAGATGAGATAGTAGAATTAATAGCTGAACATGGAGAAGTTTATATCGTTCAAGGTAAAAAAGAAAGATTTTCTGTAAAAAAAGAATTTTTAAAGGAAATTTAGTTATATTTGCTTGTTCATAGTTGATTTACCGGTAGTGTAAAAGCTGCCGGTAATTTCTAAAGAACTAATATTTATATAAAAGGGAATATTTAAAAGTAAGGAGTTAAATATTTTCTATTAGGTTTTATAAACCAGCCCTTGTATTCCTTACTACAAGGGTTTTTTATTTTATGAAAAAAGACGCATTTTACTTCCCACACTTTGCTAATGCAAGACACGATAGGAAGATCAAACGAGTAACAAAAGAGCTTGGAATAGAGGGTTATGGTATCTATTTTATGCTTCTTGAGGTATTAAGAGAGCAACAAGATTTTAGATATCCTATTTCGGATATTGACCTACTTGCTGATGAATTTGGGACTTCACTTGCTAAAGTTGAGGTAGTACTTAAAAAGTATGATTTATTTCAAATAGATGAGTGCAATAACTTCTTTTCTATCAAGCAAGTGTATTATTTACAACCTTATTTAGAGAAGTCAAATAACGCCAGATTAGCTGCTCAAAAGAGATGGCAAGGAGTTAAAGATGCAAATGCAGATGCAAATGCATTGCAAGAGCATTGCGTTGGTAATGCAAGTAAAGTAAAGGAAAGTAAACTAAAGGAAACTAAAGAAAAGAAAAGTAAAATAGAATTTGCAGATAAATCTGCTTACTATTCTATAATGACAGAAGTTTATTTTAATTTTTATGAAAGTTTATTTAACTTTAAACCTACATTCCAGGCAATAGATGGAAAGATGATTAAAGAAATAGAAAATAAAATCATATTTTTATGCAACCAAAGGAATTTAGAAACTAAAGCTGAAACAATTAAAGCCAGTTTTTATAAAGTTTTAGATTATGCTTCAAAAGACAAATGGTTAAAAGAAAACTTTTTACTTAAAAATATAAATTCACAATTCAATAAAATTATCAACTATGGAACAAAACAAGAAGGACAAAGAATTGAGCTTGATGAGGAAACAGCAAAGTATTTCGGTTAATCATGCACCGGCTGATTTTAGCCACACAAAAACTTTAGTCCAATTATCTAAAGAATTAGGAGTAGAAAAGATTTATTCCGGAGTAGCTGCTCAATTAAGCAACTTTTTAAACTATATAGGTTGCGAATGGAATAATGCTCAAAAGCAAGATGTGGTTGAGCTTATTTGCAATAACTATGCTAATTTAACTGCAGAACAATGGAAACTCTTTTATGTTAAGGCTAAAACCGGAACTTTTGGAGATATATACGGAAAGTTAAGTCCTATTGCTTTTATGAAATGGGTAAATACTTATGCAGCCGAGTGCGATTATGCTAATGAGCAATTTAAGATACAAAAGGATAGACAGATAAATGAAGTAAGCGAAGAGATACCGGTTATAGATGGTTATTTTGATAAGCTGATAGAATGTATCAACCAAGTAGCAAACAAGCCAGAAACAGATAATAAATCGCAAAGAATAGCAGAGAAAAGAGCTGAATGGGAAGCTAACTTTAAAAACTACTTTAACAAATGAATGTACTATCCTTATTTGATGGAATGTCTTGTGGGCAACAAGCACTTGAAAGAGTAGGAATTAAAGTAGATAACTATTTTGCTTCCGAAATTGACAAATATGCCATAACTGTAACAATGGCTAACTATCCAAATACTAAACAACTTGGATCTGTTACTCAAGTAGATGGTTATTCTTTGCCTAAAATTGATTTATTAATAGGTGGTAGTCCATGCCAATCCTTTTCTTTCGCTGGTAAACGCAAAGGAATGAGCACTAAAGATGAGCAAGAGATTTTAACTTTAGACCATTATCTTGAATTAAAAAGCCAAGAATACGAGTTTGAGGGACAATCTTACTTATTCTGGGAGTATATGCGACTATTAAACGAGGTAAAACCTAAATACTTTTTACTTGAGAATGTAATGATGGGCGAAAAGTGGGAGAAGATTTTAAGTAAAGCTATTGGAGTTAACGCAATCATGATTAATAGTTCACTTTTGAGCGCTCAGAACAGACAACGTTTGTATTGGACCAATATCGGCATGAAGCCAAGTGGTTTATTTGGAGATTTGGAAAGTATTATTGAGCAGCCTAAAGATTTAGGAATTTTAGTAAAAGATATAGTTGAAGAAAATATTGATCAGAAGTATTTTTTAAGTGAAAAAATGATACATTATATAAATCAAACTGGTACTAAATCATTTTATTATAAACCGGAATATACTAAATTAGATGGTAAAGCAAGACCATTAACTTTATCTCATGATAAAAGAGCTGGTACTACTAATTATATAGTCCATAATATGATGCCAAGATCAAGCAAATCTGGTAAAGGTGGTACTGGACATTTAACTCGTGAAGATGGAAAAACTTATTGTTTAGATACCGGCAATACTAATGCCATTGAATATTCTAACAATATTAGAAGATTAACTCCAATAGAATGCGAAAGGCTGCAGACAGTAAAAGACAACTATACTAATCATGTATCCGACTCACAAAGATATAAAATGCTTGGAAATGGTTGGACAGTTGATGTAATAGCTCACATTTTTAAATATATCTAATGTCGGAACATATACTACAAGTAAACTGTATAAACTGGTTTAAACTACAATATCCAAGAGAATTGATATATGCAATACCAAACGGAGGATTTAGGCATTTCAGTACTGCTAAACGATTAAAAGCAGAGGGAGTAGTAAGTGGAATTCCAGATTTATTTATTCCAACTCCAATGGGAGAATATCATGGACTTTATATTGAAATGAAGTACGGATATAATAAACCAAGCGAAGCTCAAAAGAAAATAATGGCTTATCTAACTAAAAAAGGCTACTTGTGTGCAGTATGCTGGAGTTTAGATGAATTTATGCAAACTATTAACAATTATTATAAATTGTGAATAAAAAACCTAATAAAATATTTTAAATTAACAAAAAACCTTAATTTTACACTATGGCAGCGAAAACAACAGATGCTTTTTACTTTGCAAAGGCTTTACTTTATGCTAAATTAAGCAGAGATTACTTTGATTTTATAATTACAGAAACCGGAGCAACTTACGGAGCTAAACAAACTTTAAAAGGATATACCGGTAGATTGGATTGGATTAATAGAGATTTGCTTATGAAGATAACTCATGAAGATTTTAGGAAAATGTATGAGATTGATTTAGCAAATGCAGGAGCTATTGATAGTATGGCTAATAACTATGTAATTCTAAACGAAGAAAATAGAGCAAAACTTGAGGAATATTCCGAACAACTAATAAAAGAACAAAATAAAAAATAATAACTATGTCAGCACTGGTAAATTTTAGCCTAAAGCAAGAAGATGGTACATATAAGTACTATACTGCATCTATAAACGATGAGCAAGATAAATATGGCAATAATGTTGCTATAAGTTTACAACAAACTAAAGAGCAAAGAGAAGCTAAAGAGAAAAGAGTTTATGTGGGCAATGGTAAAGTAGCTTGGACAAATGGCAAAATAGAGGTTGCAACTAAAAAAGAAGATTTACCTTTCTAATGAATAAGCAAGAACAATTACAATTTGCAAGAGATAAGTTTAAGGAAATACTTGAGCTTATAGAAAGTAAAGGAGATGACTATGCCAATGAGGATAGATTAAGTAACTTCAAAGAAAGTGCTTGTCTTTTAAATACAACTGCGTTCAAAGTTTGTTTAAACCAAATTGGCATTAAGATTTCAAGAATAGTTAATTTAATAGATAGAGAAGCAAAAAACGAAAGCCTTGAGGATAGTTTAGATGATTTGTTTACTTATAGTTTACTCCTAACAATGATCTACAAAGATGAGGCAGCAGATACTAACTGATTTATATAACTCAAAAGAGTTAAGAGAAGTTATCAATAAGATGCACCCAGAGCATTTAAGGGAAGAGTTATTTAGTGAAATGTTATTAGTGGTTTGCAACCTACCTGAAGAAAGGCTGCTACAAATGAACTCCGATGGATATTTGAAGTTCTACGTTATTCGCACCATTTTAAACATGATTAAGTCCAATGATAGTACATTCCATAATAAATTTAGAAAAGTTTATGAGGAAGTACCTAATATAGTAGAAACTCCAAGTGATTTTGAGATAATGGAGGCAAAGTTTGAAAAGGTGGAGGAATTTCATGATAAACTACCATTCTACGAGAACAACCTACTTAAATACTATTTAAAATATAATTGCAAGGCTAAGAAGTTGAGCAACGATACCGGCATTCCGGTGCGTAGTATTTATGAAACTATCTCTAAAATCAAAAGAAAAGCTAAAATGAGCGACTTATTTAACGAGAAAATCAAATTCACTATTGAATGCGAAATAGACGTTCCTAAAGAATGGGACATTGACCAAATCCTTGATGAGCTGGATAAGGTATTCAAAAAAGTACAAGAAAATAAAGAAAACAAATTTACTCCTATATGCTACAAAATATCATAGCAACTTTGATTGTAATGGTAGTATGGTTTGAAATCTACCAAGTTCCAAGCTGGAATAAGTATTTAAAAAAGAAGCCATTTGGTTGCGAGTACTGTCTACCGGTATACGCTTATTTAATTATTTCAATTTTACCTATTTATATTAAAGAGATTATAATAGGTGCATTCCTTTCAGTAATCTTATTTCAATTAATCATTAAATTTATAAGAAAATGACACAAGAAGAATTAGATTTTTTATTTGTTGACCAATTAGACAACTCAATCAGTATTCAATATGAAGTATTGAGAAACCTAACTCAACCAGTATTTGAGCAGTATAAAGCAATCCACAATAAGTATCTATATGAAAGCAATGATAGAAACAACTGTGGAAGCTGCGTTTTTGAACTTGTAAACCGAGTATATAATTATGCCAATAAATATAAAGAAAGCCTTAAAGTCGCTGAACAACCGAGTGAAGCACCTAATCAAGACAGTACGAATGGTAAGAAATCTAAAAAGAAAGTAGATGCCAATTTATAAGTGCTCATCTAACGGAAAGTATAGGATAGGGAATGGAGCTTGTATCTATGATACGAAATCCAAGGCAGAGAAAGTATATCGTGCTATCTTGGCTCAAGGAGAATTTGCAACTAAAATAGTAAGTTTTGATTTTGATGATACTTTAAGTACTGCTAAAGGTCAAGAGAAAGCAAAGCAACTATTAGCAGAGAATTACAGAGTGCTAATCATTACTGCAAGACAAAGTAAGGATAGTAAAGAAGTTTATGATGTGGCTGATAAGTTAGGTATAAGAAGAAGTGATATTTACTTTACTAATGGAAAAAACAAGTGGGAAACAGTCAAAAGGTTGGGAGTTGCTATCCATTACGATAACAACCAGGAGCAAATAGATTTAATAAATAAAATGACTAAAACCGAAGGCAAACTATTCAAATGATAAAATTATCAAGTTTAAAGCTCAATCCAGAAAATCCAAGAGTAGTAAGAAACGAGAATTTTAAGAAATTGGTAGAAAGCATAAGGACATTCCCTAAAATGCTTGAATTAAGACCTATAATTGTAGATGAGAATAACATAATAGTAGGTGGCAATCAAAGATATAGAGCTTTACTTGACTTAAATTACAAAGAAATAGAGGATACTTGGGTAAAGAAAGCAACTGATTTTAATGCTAAAGAGCTAAAAGAGTTTTTAATTAGAGATAATATCAATGCTGGAGAATGGGATTATGAGCAGTTAGCTAATGAATGGGATGCAATAGAGCTTCAAAATTGGGGTTTAGATGTACCGATTTGGAATGAAGATAAGGAAGAAGATAATACAAAAGGAACTGGAACTATCTGCCCATCATGTGGAGTAGAATTTTAATATGCAGAAATACGCAAAGAACTATCTTGAATACTTTGGTTATACAGTAGCTGATTTTATACCTTGTGAATGTTGTGGTGCAAAAAGCCAGGACTTCCATCATGTGATCCCAAGAAGCAAATTCGGTAAAAACAATAAAGAAGAGCAAGATAGAGTTGAGAATGTAATGGCACTTTGTAGATTATGCCATGTTAGGTACGGACAAAACAAGAGATATAACGATTTTTTACAAGAACTACACAATAAAACAATAGAATATCATAAATAACTATGGAACAAACACCAGTCGAATTTTTACAGTCATTCATGGAGCAAAATAGATACTTCATAGGTAATGACTTATTAATAGCATTCATAAAGGCTCAACAAATACACGAGCACCAAGTTAAAACTGCCTATATTGAGAGTAATAGCTACCAATCGGCAGAGCAATACTTTAACGAAAAGTTTAATAGATAATTTAGAAACAAATAAGAGAAATGGCTAACGAACAGAATTTAAGACCAGCTAAAAAAGGAGAGGTAAGAAATCCTAATGGCAGACCAAGAAAGTTTGTGTCAGCTTTAAAAGAGCAAGGGTACAAAATGAGCGAGGTTAATGATGCTATTCAGGTGCTTATGTCTATGACTCTTGAAGAGTTGGCAGATACCTTTAAAAACCCAAATGCAACGATATTAGAAAAGACAGTCGCAAATGCTTTAAAGAAATCACTTGAGAAAGGGAGCTTGTATTCTTTAGATACTTTAATGAGTAGGGTATATGGCAAACCTAAAGAAACTGTAAGCCAAGAGGTAACTATTAATACTGTGAATGTTAAGGTAGTAGAAAGTGCAGTACCTTTAGCAAGTAGCGAGAATGAAATTAAATAGGGTAATTTTACCTTTAATAAATAATATAAAATTGATTAACTTTGAACAACTAAAAACAAATAAACTATGAAACAACTAACAGCAATAGAATGGTTGATTGACCAAGTTGAAGATTATCTAGGACTCATACCAACAGATATTATTGAACAAGCCAAAGAAATGGAGAAGGAGCAAAATCAAAGAGTAATTGATTGGACTTTAAATGCTTATGGCATAATAGATAATTTAAACAAATAAACTATGACACCAAAAGAAAAAGCAATAGAATTATGGTTATCTTATTATGAATTAATAGATGATTGTTATAGTAGTAAAGCTGCAAAAGGTATAGCTAAACAATTTGCATTAATAGCAGTAGATGAAATGATTAAATTATTAGTAGATTTATCAAATAATAATTTTACATACTTAACTGAGGTAATGTATTATCAAAAAGTAAAACAAGAGCTTGAAAAACTTTAAAACTAACTATGGAAAACCTTATAATCGTGAGTTTAGTGCTGAATGTATATTCTTTTGTTGCAATTTACTTCCTTAAAAAAGAAGTTGATAAATTAAAACATTAAAAACTAATTATGGACAAGAAACAACGAGTTATTAAAGATGATATAGACAAAGTTAATACCTATCTAAACGAGGGTTGGTATATTGTCAGCATACACACAACAAACACTACAACCATATTCTTACTTGAAAAGGATTTGACCTTAAAATAATGTTCACTACCGGAGTACTTTACAAAGCTAATTTAGATGCAAAAGAGGATATTGTAGTTAATCAAGGTGGGACTTCCTCTGGTAAAACCTATTCTATTCTCCAGGTGCTATTTACTTTTGCAGTAAGTCAGCCTAATTTGGTTATAACTGTAGCCGGTCAAGATATCCCTAACTTAAAAGCAGGAGCTTTAAGAGATGCCATTACTATTTGGAGCTCAAGTGAAGAGCTAAAGCAATTAGTTAAGGAATATAACAAGTCGGATAGGATATTTACCTTTCAATCTGGAAGTATAATAGAGTTTAAAAGCTATGATGATGCTCAAGATGCCAAGAATGGCAAAAGGGACTACTTATTTATCAATGAGGCAAACGGGGTGCGTTATGATGTATTTAATGAGCTTTATATGCGTACTAAAGTCAAAACCTATATTGACTACAATCCAAATGAGGCTTTCTGGGTACACGAGAAGTTATTAGGACAACCAAATGTTAAATTAATCATATCCGACTACAGACACAATCCATTCATAGATAAGAAGTTAGTTGAAAAAATTGAAAATCTTAAAGAGGTAGACCTTGAATTGTGGAAGGTATATGCCAGAGGAATGACCGGCAAAATAGAGGGTTTAGTGTTTAGAAACTATACAAGATGCAGCGAAATACCAATAGATGCAGCTTTAGTCGGTTATGGCTTGGACTTTGGGTTTACAAATGATCCTTCGGCTTGTGTTGGGGTTTGGAGATATAATGGGGAGCTTTATATTAAGGAGTTTGTATATGAAAGGCAATTAACTAATCCAATGTTAGCAGATAAATTAAAAGAGCAAGGCATTACTTCGGTTATAGCAGATAGCTCCGAGCCTAAATCAATTCAAGAATTATTTAATTGTGGCATCAATGCAAGTGGGGTAAAGAAAGGAGCTGACTCGGTTAGAGCTGGTTTAAACCTACTCAAAGGCTATAAAATGAATATTACAAACGATAGTACTAATCTATTAAGAGAGTTAGCAAGTTACAAGTGGAAGCAAAAGAATGGCGAAATGCTGAATGAAGTTATAGGAATGAATGACCACGCTATTGATGCTTTAAGATATGTGGCACTTACTTACCTACAAGGTGGGTTTGGGCAATACTCCTTTTCGTAAGGTACTTTCTATTTTTTACCTATTTAAAATAAACTACAACAATTAATTTATGAGCAAATCTTGGCAAGATGTGAGCGTGTACCAATTCCAACAATTGGAACAACTTAAAACAGATGACAACTTTGAAGCTATCGTTAAGGTAGTGGCAATTCTATTTAACTTGACTGAAAAGCAAGTAGATGCTATGCCTATGAACGAATTTAACAAGAAGTGCAAGGAGATTGAATTTATCTACAAAGAGCAACTACCGAGCAAAACTTGTAAATATATCAAAGCAAATGGCAATGTTTATCGCTTTATTCCAGATATAAGAGAAATAAGAGTAGGTGGGACTGGTAGATATATAACAACTAAATACTTCCAAAGGGATGTAGTACAGAATTTACATAGGATTGCAGCTTCAATGGTAATGCCACAAAAGAAGAGTTGGTTTGGGTATAGAGATTTGAAATATCAAGACCAAGACCACGATATATATGCAGAGGATTTGTTGAGTGCATCAATCGTAGAGGTTTACGGAATGGTGGTTTTTTTTTGCAAAGTATATCTAAACTGGATGGACAATTCAAAGGGTTATTTGGAGAGCCTATTGAAAGCAGCGAAGATGAGCCAATCCGAGTCCGAGAAAGTGGTAAACGATTTATGGACACTTATGGCTGGATCTATCAAGCAGCAATTGTTGCCGAACACGAAAGAGTAAAATTAGATGAGGTATACGATATGCCGGTACTTCAATTCTTAAATGATTTAGCATATTTGAAAGCGAAACAAGATTACGAGCAACAACAGATTAAAAACTTGAAATGATTTATACAATAGGAGATAATAAACAAGATTTTATCACAACTGGAAGAATGGATGTGGTAGAAGATTTGTTAGCTACCTATGCCAAGAAGTTTATAGAAGCAGCACAAAGGAATTTAAGAGCAAAGCAGAAGATTGATACCGGTGCTTTATTAGATATGACCTTTGATGTAACTTATATGGGTAAAAGCTATATGGTTACAATTGGCTATCCTAAAGACAGTAAAGCTGCAGAATATTGGGACTTTGTCAATCAAGGGGTTGCCGGAGTTGGTAAAACTTTAAGTGGAAGTCCTTATAAATTCAAAACTAAAGGAGCATCTAAAAAAATGATAGATGCAATGCAAGGTTGGATTACAAGGCATAATATTAGACCAAGCGACAAGTACACAATATCTGGCCTGGAAAAGAAAAGAAAATCTATAAGAAGTACAGTAAGCCAAACAACAAAATTAAGAAGTTTAGCTACTGCATTTGCAAGAAGTATAAAAAAGAAAGGTATTCAACCTACAAACTATTTTGACAATGCTTTAAAACTATTTAATTCAGCAGAGTTCCAAAAGGACTTATCCGAAGCGGTAGGGTTTGAAGTACAAGTAGCAATTAAAAATTCATGGGAAAATAATAAATAATGGGTTTAGCAGTTTTACAAGGCAATTATGCCAGAAATCAAATGAGGTCTTTATGTAGACCAGTCATTCACGCATTCGGAGAAAATCAAGTGGTATCTTTACCTTATGCCTATAATCGTTACATATTTGATGTATATATTAACGGAGTAATGGTTTTGAGAGAATACAAAGCCATAACTTTTGGCACAACTGTATTTGCTTATCTTGATGTAGCTCCTATAATAAAGAACTATATTCAAGCTAATATAAGCTCAATGTACTTTCCATATATAGAATACCAAGTTAAATATGGAACAGAAAGTACTTCTGGAGTAATTACTACTAATGTGGTTACCGAAACAAGTTTTGCATGGTATGGTTATCCGGCATTCTTAAACGATAATTTGATAGCTGATTTAGGTGGCACTTACTACGATGGTATGTATTTTTCTACAAACAGAAGAAGAATATTACAATTATATGGTAATTATAAAACTTACATTCCTATTTTTAAATCTCAATTCTATGCTACAGATATAATTGAATGGGTTTATAATGGAACAACTTATCAAAGATTGGACTCAACCGGAGTGGGTGTATATAATATTGCAATAACTGGAGCAGATTTAAACTTGGCTCAAGATGTGCATTTGTTAGAGCAATTTGTAATAAGTGGAGATCCTATTGTAAATATGCCTAATTCTACTGTTCAAATACAAACTAATTGCACAAAGAACAATCCGGTTATGCTTCACTTCCTAAATGCAATGGGTGGTTTTGAGAGCTTCTTATTCTCTGGGGTTAATCGTGTAAATACAAATATAGAAAGACAATCTATAAATAAATTAGGCTTAATTACTACCTATACTTCAAGTGGTATAGATAGGGATGTAAGTTTAGATAGAGTAGCAAATGGGTATTTAGGCGAAGTTAAAACTAACTATTCCAACACAATGACTCATAAAATTAAATTAGTAAGCGACTATGTTAGCGAAACTGACTTTTTATGGTTAAGAGAATTATTAGCTTCTCCTCAAGTATTTGCTCAAATAGACAACAATGCTTTAATGATACCGGTTACAATAGAAACAAGCGACTGGGCAGAAAAGAAAAGAGGAGCAGATAAGATATTCAATTTAGAGATAGACATTCTATTAGGCACACAATCCACACAATTACGATAATGAGAACACAAATATTTGTAGAGGGTTTTGAATTAGATTTAACAGATGACATAGCTTGTGAGATTAGCTATGTAATTGATGATGTTAAAGAATTTGGAAGTAAGAATACCAGCTATTCAAAAACAATAGTAATACAAGGTAGTCAAAAGAATAACAAAATATTTAACCATATCTCCGAGCTCGGTAGATTTATAGCTATTGAGAATGTAAATCAATTTGCACCAAATGTTAATGAGAATTACATAGCTGCAAATGGAAGTAATTGCGTTATATTAGTAGATAATATTCAAATCTTTAAGGGTAAATTAAGGGTTATGGAGGTTGTTAAGTATGCAAACCATGTAGAGTACGAATGTGCAGTATTTGGCGAATTAGGTGGGTTTTATTTTGAATTAAGCAAAGGCACAACTGATAGTATTTCAAATATATCAAATGGAGTTAGCTTATTAGAAAATATTGACTTTACAGATTTAAACCATACTTATACCTATGCAAATATGGTGGCATCTTGGAATAACAGAAATACAAATCCAGGTGTTGGGTATTTTTACCCATTGATTGACTATGGCAAGGTAGCAGAAACTTCTGCAAGAAACCATTTTTACGAGCAAGCATTAAGACCAGCAGTTTATGTAAGGGAATACATACAAAGGATATTCAATTTAAGTGGATATACTTACGAATGTGATTTTTTTGATACTGCATTTTTTAAAAGGCTAATAGTTCCTAATAACGATGACAGATTAAAAATACAAGTTACTAACTTATTAGATTTAGGGAGTAATTACAGTACTACATTTAACGCATCTCCATATACTTTGCTATGGACAAGTGGTAGCTTTAGAGATTTCAATTCAATAGGAAGTGGACAATATCAATATGTTGGTATAAGTGCATTGACAAATATCAATTTTAACTTTGGTTTTGATATGCGTTTTTCTCTTGGGCCAGGTACTTATTCATTTGAATTATGGAAGAATGGTGCGTTTTTTCAAACTTTAGATAGCTTTAATACAAGTGGCTTCCCTACTGGGCCAGGTTTTAATTTTAGATACCTTAAAAACATATCTACAACTGCATCAATAGCAGTAAATGATATCTTTAAAGTTAATATTTTATATTCTCCAGCCGGTGGTGGTACTTTTAGTGTAGGTTTAGATGTTTATATTAATACATGGACAATTGATGCTCCGGTTAAAGTATTAAGTCCAGCAGTAATTAACGATACTATTCAAATGCGTTATGCAGTACCACAAAACATTAAGATAACTGATTTCTTTACTTCAATCCTAAAAATGTTTAATCTTTATGTTGTAGAGGATAAAAATATAGCTAAAAAGCTGATTATCACGCCTTATATAGATTTTTACTTAAATGAAAGTTTAGATTGGAGCGACAAACTTGATAGAAGTCAAGAGATTAGGTTAAAACCTATGGGTGAATTAAATGCTCGTGTATTTAATTTCAAATATAAGAATGATGATGCCTATTGGAATAAAACCTATAAAGAAAAATATAACGAGGGCTATATGGATTATAGTTATGATAGCGAATACGAGTATGCTAAAGACAAAGATGATTTAGAGGTTATATTTGCATCTACTATTAATTATGCTCCAAATGGTCAAGATAAGATAGTTCCGGCTTTATACAAAGAGGGTAACTTTGCAGATGAGAGTATTACTTCAAGCAATATCCGTATTCTACAAACCAAAATGTTGACAGTATCGCATTGGGATATAAAGAATACCGGAGGTGGTAATTTACAAACTAATATTCATCAATTTCCTTATGCTGGTATGTGGGAGCATCCAACTGTTCCAGATAATGGCACTTACTTTCAATCTTTAGGTTGGGCATCTCCAAAAGAGATTTACTACACGATTACCGGCACTACAGTTAATTATGGGTTATTCAATTCATTCTGGAGTCAATACTTTGCAGAGATAACTAATCCTAATAGCACAATCTTGACTGCTCAATTTCATTTAACGAGCATGGATATAAGAACATTAGATTTTGCAAAAAACATACTTATAGATGGAACGATGTGGAGAATAAACAAAATAGATGGTTATGACCCATTAAGCGAGAAACCTACGAAAGTAGAATTATTAAAAGTAATAGACACAATTTATTAAAATGGCAGATAATATAGTAGGCACAAAGGTAGTTATTGACTCTTCTCAAGCAGTTGAGTCGGTTGGTAGTATTAAAAAGCAATTAAGAGATGCTACAAATGAGTTAGTAATGTTAGCCGATAAATTTGGCGAAGGCTCACAAGAAGCAGTTAATGCAGCTAAACGAGTAGCAGAATTAAGAGATAGAATAGGAGATGCTAAATCAATGGCTGATGCTTTTAATCCAGATGCTAAATTTAGAGCTTTTAGTCAATCTTTACAAGGTGTTGCCGGTGGGTTTGCAGCAGTACAAGGGGCAATGGCGACTTTTGGGATTGAGAGTGAGGATTTGCAACAAACTTTAGTAAAGGTACAAGGTGCTTTAGCTTTAAGTGAGGGTTTAAATACTTTTTTAGATACTGGTATTCAAGGCTTTAAAAACTTAATATCTGTAATTCAAAATAGCACCATTGTAATTAAGGCAAACGAATTAGCGACAAAGGCTGCAGCAGTTACAATGCGATTATTTGGAATTGAGGTAGAAACTACAAGTGTGGCTTTTAATGTTCTTAAAGGGGCTATTGCAGCAACCGGTATAGGTTTACTTGTAGTTGCTTTAGGACAAGCAGTTTCTTATTTTGATAAACTTTCAAATGCAGCAGAAGAGGCTACTGAAAAGCAAAAAGAGTTTAATAAAACAATTAAAGAGGGTAGCAAATATGAGCTTGACCAACTTACTCAATCTTTAGATAATCAGCAAAAAATTGATTTGGCTAAAGCAAAAGCAAGAGGGGCAAGTGAGAAAGAGATATTTGATATTGAGCAAAGTTATAGAAGAAGAAGAACGGAAGCTCAAATTAGGCACTTTAATGATATTAAAAAAATAGACCAACAAGGTGCAAAAGAGGCTTTAAATACTATAAATAAGTCAAATGCTGAAGGTATAGCTGCTAATTACGAATATCAAGCTGCAGAAAGAAAGAGAAGACAAGAAGCAGCAAAACAAGCTAAAGAAGAAGCAGAAAGAAGAAAAAAACAATTTGAAGATAGTAAGATTGAGCTAACTGAAATGAGTTCAATTACTCAAATAGCATCTAAAGAAGAGCAAAATAGTTATAAAGATATAAGCAAACTAAAAAAGCAAACAATTGTTTTAAATACTCAAATAGCTGACTCCGAAAGATTATTGGCTCATGCTAAAAGAGAAAGCCAAATGATTGCTCTTGGTGCAATAGCTGAAAGTTTAGGTAAAGCAAGTGAATTAGCAGAAGAAGGAAGCAGCACACAAAAGGCATTAGCTATTTCAAGTGCAGTTATATCAGCTATCTTATCAGCTCAAAAGGCTTACGAAAGTACAATAGGTATTCCAATTGTAGGGCCAGTATTAGCACCTATTAATGCCGGTATATCTTTAGCAGCTGGTTATAAATCAGTACAAAAAATAATGGCAGTCCCAACTCCTGGAGGGAATACCGGTGGAGTAAGTATGCCAGGTGGAAGCTATGGAGCAGCACCAGTAAGTCCAGCTCCTATGCAAAATACAATAACTCAATTAAATCAAGGCACAATAAACGCACTCGGAAACCAAGCTATAAAAGCATACGTTTTAGAGAGCGATGTAACAAATTCACAAAATAGAGTAACAAGAATACTTAATTCAAG